AGAAGGCGCTGCAGCGCAAGCTGGCCGCACTCGGCCGCACCGGGGCCAACAAGGTGCTGCGCAAAGCACTGCGGGCTGGCGCCAAGGTCATTCGCACCGAGGCGCAGGCGAACGCGCCCGTGCTTACCGGCGACCTTCGCGCGAACATCCGCGTGCGTGCTATGAAACGCCGCAAGCAGGGCGTGGGCGTCCGCGTGGTGGTCGGCGACGGTTGGTATCAGGGCGACCAGTTCTACGGGGCCTTCTTGGAGTTCGGGCACAAACTCGGCAGCCGCAGGCTTGGAGATGCCCGCGCTGATGTCGCGCCCAAGCCGTTCATGCGGCCCGCGTTCGACCAGAAGAAAGACGCCGCGATCAGCGAGATCGAAACGGTGCTGGCCAAGGGCATCGTGGAGGAGGCGAAGAGGTCATGAGCCTCGAACAATCCCTCCAAAACCGTGCCACGACCGACTCCACGATCTCGTCGCTGGTGAGCACGCGCGTCTATCCCGAGGCCGCCCCGCAGGCCGCGACGCTGCCCTATGTCGTCTATTCTCGGGTCTCGACCATCCGCTACCCGCACATCACCGGCCCGTCGGGCGTCGTCGCCGCACGGATGCAGTTTGACGTCATCGCCGCGACATACGCCGCGGCCAAGCCGATCGCCGACGCGATCCGCCTGCGGTTCGACGGCTACCGCGGAACGATGGGCACGTCGCCCAACACGACCGTGGTACGAAACGTCACCCTCGAAAACGAGATGGACGGGCTGGCGGTCCCCGTATCTGGCAACGCGCCGGACAAGTACCGCGTGATTCTCGACTTCATGTTTACCTACAACGAAACCACCTTTTAAGGAGTCTGCGTTATGGCTATTTCTGACATCGGCACAGGCACGACGGTGGCCTTTGGCACCTCAGGCACCTCGATGGCCTACCGCATCGAATCGGTCAACCTGGACGGCATCAGCCGCGCGTCCATCCAGACCAGTCACATGGGCACCACGTCGGCCCATACCTTCATGCCCGGCGACCTCTACGACCCCGGCGAGCTGAAGCTGACGGTTCACTACGATGCGGCGCTCGGCCTGCCGCCCATCACCAGCGCCGCCGAGACCGTGACCATCACGATGCCCGCGGGCGGCACCAGCACGCACACCATCGTCGGCTCGGGGTTCTTGACGGGCGTTGCGATCAACGACCCGCTCGAAGGACTCATCACCGCCGACCTGACCGTTAAGTACACCGGCGGCCTCACCGTGACCTGAACCCGCACCCCGAGAACAAGGACAACCAATGGCACTTACCAAGGCTCAAATCCTCGCCGCCCGCGACATCACCACGGAAGAAGTGCCCACCCCCGAGTGGGGAGGCATGACGCTGATCCGCGTGATGTCAGGCACGGAGCGCGACGCGTTCGAAGCAAGCATGGTCGCCGACGCGAAGACTGGTCGGCAGAACATGCAAAACTTCCGCGCCCGCGTTGCGGCTATCTGTATTTGCGACGAGTCTGGCGACCGGCTATTCACCGATGCAGAAGTCAACGACCTCGGCAAGCGGTCGGCGAAGGTACTCAATCGTATTGTCGAGGCGGCGCTGAAACTCAACGCCTTCCGAGATTCGGACGTGAAGGAACTCGTGGGAAACTCCGAAGCCGACCCGAACGCCGCGCGTGGTTCCGGCTCGCCCGTGAACGCGGCGTGAGCGTTGCGGAGGCGCAGGCGTCCACCGATTCGATGGAGTTCGCCGAATGGCTCGCGTACCAGCAGATCGACCCGTCGGGCGAGGATCGAGCAGACCTGCGCGCCGCAATCATCGCCTGTGTGATCGCCAACGCGAACCGCGACCCCAAGAGCAAGCCGTTCACGCCGTCGGATTTCATGCCGGACTTCGCGCCCAAGCGGAAGCCGCCTAATGACGAGTTGATTCGCGCCCAGCTCATGTTGTTTGTCGAGGCACACAATGGCAACCATCGCAACGCTCTCAGTTGACCTGGTAGCGCACACGAAGAAGTTCGTGCTGCCTGAAAAGGGCGTGCAGTCTTTTGCCCGCCAAGTGGATAACGCCGCCAGCAGCGTGAAAGCACTTGCTGCGGGCCTAGGCGTCGGCCTGAGCGCCGGCGCGGTCGTGGCGATGACGAAGGCGACTATCAAGAGCGTGGACGCGCTCAACGATCAGGCGGCCAGCCTGGGCGTGTCGGTGCTGCAACTAAGCCAGCTCCACCATGCCGCCCTGCTGGCGGGCGTGGGCGTCGAGGCATTCGACAAGTCGCTCGGGACGCTCAATCGGAAACTGGTGGGTGCCGAGGATGACGGCGGGGCCGCGGCTCAGGCGCTGGAGACGTTGGGCCTGAGCGCTCAGCGGCTACTCGCCGAGTCTCCCGCCGACGCGCTCAACGACATCGCGGACGGATTCCAGCGAATCCAAAATCCATCGCAGCGGGCGGCGCTTGCGTTCCAGCTTTTCGGCAAAGAAGGCATCAACATGACGCGGATGCTTTCTGATGGGCGCAAGGGCCTTGCCGACGCGGCGAAAGAGGCCGACCGGCTCGGCGTCTCGATTTCCGACATTGACGCCGCAAAGATTGCAATGGTTGATGATGCCTTTGTTCGGCTCAACGCCAGTTTCACGGGGCTGGGTCGTACCGTTGTTGCTCAGGTTTCCCCCGCACTTAGCGCCCTTGCCGATGACATGGCGCGGCTTGTCGGCGAGCAAAACAAACTCACGGGGAAATCGAGCATTCAGGGCTGGGCGGAAGGCGCGGCGAAATGGCTTGCTCGCGCCGGCGAGGGCGCGAAGTTCGTCGCCAACAGCGCGCAGTTTCTAAGCCAGTCGGTCGTCGGCATCGGCTTCAAGTTGGGCGGCACAGTCAACGAAACGTCCAGGCTCATGGGCAAGAACATGGAGGAGGCCGCGGGGCAAACGCTGAACGATGCCGCCCGCAATCTGAAACGATTGTTTGGCGACACGGCGGCGCAAGACGCGCAGTATTTTTTCGACGACGCCACGAGAAGCGCGAACAACGCGGCGCAGGATGTCGTCAATAGCACCAAGGCGCAGCAATCCGCGCTGGTGGGATTGGGGAAAGAGCAGCGCAAGCTCGCCGATTCCATCCAAGGCACGATCGACAGGTTGCGCGAGCAGGTCGCCACGTTCGGCATGAGCGCGGAGCAGATTGAGATTTGGAAGCTCCAACAGCAAGGCGCGGACGCTGGCACTATTGCGATGGCGTCCAGCCTTGCCAATCAGATCGAGAAGCTGCGAGAGGCTGCCGACGCACAGAAGCAAATGGCGGACGAGGCGGCGCGGCTGAATGAGCAGTTTCAATCCCCGATGTCGAAGTACGAAGGCACGATATCTCGCCTTGGCGAGTTGTTAAACAACGGCGCGATCAGTTGGGATGTTTACGGCTCCGCGGTTCGCCAGGCAAGAGAAGAACTTGAACGCACTAGCCGCGCAAGCGAGAGGCGCGGGCGCGAGGTTGGGCGCGCCGACATCTTTCGTCGCGCCGCCGCGTCGTTGCCGGAAATGCCGACGCCAAACGCGCCTATCGCGGAAATCCCCGGCCTACGGGACTTCCCCGACATCTTTCGTCGCGCCGCCGCGTCGTTGCCGGAAATGCCGACGCCAAACGCGCCCATCGCGGAAATCCCCGGCCTACGGGACTTCCCCGACATCTTTCGTCGCGCCGCCGCGTCGTTGCCGGAAATGCCGACGCCAAACGCGCCCATCGCGGAAATCCCCGGCCTACGGGGCAACTTCGGCGTCGGCAAAAAAATCGAGGTTAAGGGGCAAGACAAAATGCTGGACCTTCTAGAGCAAATTCACAAGGGCGTGGTTGCAAATCAAAACATCATTCTTGGGTAAATCATGGCTACCGCAACCGCAGACATCATCGGCGAATCCGAACTAGTTGACACGGGCGCGAAGAAAGAGAAGACCGTCACCTATCGCGTGACCGGCCTGAGCGGGACCGCTGGCGCGCGTGAACAGGAAGCCCTTAACGCCTGCCCGGCCTACAACGCCGCGCACCCGTCAATCAGCTACCTCTACGTCCGCGAGCGTCGCGCCCGCGCCGACGGCCCGACAATGGCGGTTGTCACGATCAAGTATGAGACGCCTACGCCGGGCGGCGGCGGCGGTTCGTCCAGCGACCCCACGCTGCCGACGTACAAAGCGGGTGGGTCGCTGCGGCAGGAAAAGACCGCCTACGACTGGAACGGCGACCCGATCACGGTGACTTATAACGGCGTGGAGCGCGTGGCCGAGGTTACGGTGGACATCCCCGAGGCAGACCTGACCATCACGCGGCAAGAGAGCGGCATCGTCCCCGGCGACATCATCGACGCCTATCTGAACCGCGTGAACTCGGTGGCGTGGAACGGCGACCCCGGCACGTGGTACTGCTCATACATCGGGGCCGAGTCCCGCGACGGCGGGACCACGTGGGACATGA